GCCCTTGGCGAAGTTGCTCATGTAGATGAAGGCCTGCATGTCCACGCGAGTCTGGATCATCTCCACGGCTTTGCCTGACATGCCGCTGACCATCTTGTCGGCCCCGGCTGGGTTGCCCAAGATGTCCTGCATGTCGGTTTCGGTGATCTGCAAGAGCGCGGCCATGGCCGGTGGGATGTTGGGGGCGCGGGTGTAAGCCACCGGGCCGCTGACCGCCTGGTTGCCGTTCTGGTCGGTGATCGGGTTGATGAGCAGATACGGGTAGTCTTTGAGGTTGTCCTCTGACCACATGACCTGGTGGCCTGCGACCTGCTCGGGGGTCAGGATGGGCTTTTCCACCGATGACAGTGCGCTGATCTCGCCCAGCTTGGAGAGCTGCATATTCTTGAGGCGCTGGGCGTCTTTGGCCAGACGAACGTGGCCCATGCAGCGCTCGATGTTGTCGACAAACCAGCGCTTGCCGTACACGACCACGATGGGAATGCACTTGCCTGCGATGTAGCCTGCATCCTCCAAGACCCTGCCGCCGGACATGATGTATTTGCGCACGCGCTTGCGCTTGACTCGCTTCTGGCGGATCTCGACCGTGCCGATGGCCGCGAGGGTTTCTTCCAAGGTCTCATCGTTGGCAAAGTCTTGCTGGGTGTAGCGCTCTTCTTCGCCTGCGATGTTCTGGAAGATGCGGATGGTCTCGGTCTTTTCCTCGACCTTGTAGTACTCAGCGACATACACGACGTCAGGGGTGCACCAGTCAAATTCGTACTGGTGGATGATCTTGGGCCAGTCGGTTGGGTCGTCGCCCCAGGTGTCTTTGTAAGCCTGGCGGGTCATGCTGGTGACGACGTAGCAATACTTGGCGTCGGACTTGTCCTGGCGCTTGGCCCCGAGGTCGAAGAACACCGAGCTGTCAGCGTCGAAGATGGGCTCGATCCTGATGCGTTGGCGGTCGTCCTCGTCGTTCTCCTCGTCTTCGTAGACTGTGCGCAAACGCCATGCGCCGATGCCGCCGCCGACTGCTTCCTCGAAGGCGTTGTCGTAGGCCTCATCTGCGACGGATGCCTGCTCGTCTGCACGATACAGACCGTCACAAACCTCGGCCAGCTTGTCGTTTTCCTGGCCATCCTTGGACACGTAGTCCACCGTGATGCGGTTGTTGCGGTACTCGTTGATGATGCGAATCACCGAGAGCATGATCTTGTTGACCTCGAACTTGGGCTTGTTCTCGTACAAGTCCCAGAGTGGGCCTTCCCACTGGCTGCCTGCCAGGGAGTAAAAGCGCCGGTCTTGGAGGCATTGCAGGCGCTCGTCGCGGAGGGCTGTTTGTACGTCATCAAACTGCGCCAGGGCTTCTGAGTGCAGGTTGGCAAGGCGTTGGTCGTTGCTCATTCGGGCCATGGGGATTTCCTCAATTTGTGCGATTGTCTCACCACTTCTTCACATTGGCGATAGGGGTGAAGGTAGCGGGTTTGGATGCACCGGCCCGGCGGACTGCTTCGCAGGCGTAGCGCAAGGCATCGATCACGTGGTTTTTCTTGTCCTCCAGGACTGGCAGGATCTTGCCCGTGAGGGGGTCGGTCTTGTAGCTGTAGAGGGTGAGCTCGTCGATGGTGTGGATGCAGCGGGGGTGGACAACGATGTCGTAGTTCTTGAGAAACTCGATGCCTTCCTCCACTGATCTTGGCCCTTTGACTGCGGTCATGATCTTGGGGAAGCCGTTGCGCTTCATGTGGCTGATGGTCTCTGGCCTGGCGGAGTCGGCCACGATGGGCCATTTCTCGGCCTCGGGCACGGTCATAAATAGTTCTGGGGTGTTCACGATCTCGCAGCCGACCATGTAGGCCTCGTAATCGATGTAGAGGGTGCGGCCAATGATGTGGCAGCGCACCAAGGTAGTGGGGTCGATGGAGAAACCCCAGTCGGCGCCGAGCCGGTGGATGGCGTCTGGTGGTGCGTCGAAGTCCTCGACCCGCCAGTTCTTGAACACACGGGTGTTGCTGTTGGTCAGGTAGCCGCCCATCCAGACGTGCTGGTATTTGTCTGGATCGCGCCTCTTGTCGTATTCCATTTCGTCTTTGAGGACGCTGGGAAACCACGGATTGTCGGTGAAGTTGACCTTCAAGACCTGGGCGTCTTTGGGTGGCGTTGGGCCACGGAGCAGGTGGTCGACCGGGTCGGAGTGCAGGCGCGGGTTCCAGGTAAACCAGAGCTCGGACTCGGGCTTTCGTATAGTTGGCCGGAGCAGGTCGAGGCTGGTTTGGCTGAGGCTTTGTGCTTCCTCGACCCAGGCGCAGTCGTAGCCCTCCAGCGACTTGATGCTGTCGGCGGTGTGGTTTTGCATACCCTGGAAGATGATCGCCCCGTCGCCTTTGCGAGACTTGATGACGGCATCCTGCACCTCGAAGTAAGCCCCGGCATTCATGGCCTCGATCTTGGTTTCGAGCAGGCGCTTGACGGACTGGTTCAGCGACTTCTGGATCTCGCGCACGCAAACCGAGCGCCGCTTCTGGTCCATGATATGAGCCTCGATCATGAGCTCGGCAAACATGTGGGATTTGCCGGAGCCTCGGCCACCCCATGCGCCTTTGTAGCGGCTGGGGTCCAGAAGGGGCAAGGCCCATTCTGGGGTGGGGAGTTGCAAGACCTTACCCATTCTTGACGATCACCCGTTCGATCTTGGCGAACTCCAAGGGAGCGCCGTCGGCCCCGGTGAGTTCGTGCTTCTGAGTTTCTGCCCAGCGCATTTGAGTCTTGCTCCACCAGATGGCCGCAGTGGTGTCGCCTGCCATAACCTTCTGAAATAGGGTTTTCCCCACCTGGGCGTTGGCTTTGGCTTTGCCTGATTGCAGCTCGGTGGCGAAGTGCTTGCGCAGGGTATCGGTGTCGATGCCCTCGCGGATCAGGACTGCGATCTGCTCGATTGGGAGGCCGTAGCCGCTGAGGGCTTCGACCTGTTTGCGCTCTGGATCTGTGGGCTCGAAGGCCTTGCGGCCTGAGCCTTCCCGAGCGCCGCCGTGGGTCTGTTGCTTTTTTACAACCGATTTTTCAAGTTTTGCCATGGTCACATCTCCTGGACTGTGTTGGTGTAGCGGGACAAGAGCCTGGGCTTGCGATGCTGCTCGTCGAGGATCATGGGGACTGCGTGAGTCCATGATATTGAATGATGGATTCTCCGATCATCACGACCCATTTCGGCAATGCTGACGCATGAAGGAGCGTAGAGAACGCTGTAAAAACTCTTGACGTAGGTTCCGAGGTCGAGGTAGATCTCGGTCAAGCCGCCAGCGTTTGCTTGAGTTTCCTTCTGCCAAAGGCGAAGCCTCGGGACGGTCACAAAAAGATGGCCACGGCGACCCCATTCGACGTACATGTTGACGTCCTCGTTGATGCGCCCCATGAACTTGACGGGCCGGTCAACTCGAAACAAAAAGGAGTTCATGACCTTGCGGCTGAATTTCCCCTTCTTGATGTGCTTGACGAAAGTGCCTTCGCCGCCACCGATGAAGTCGCCGCCCTGGGACATGGCCACGGAGTGTGCGCCGGATTCGTCCATGAAGTCGCAGAGGGCAAAGAGGAGGTCATCGAGCTTCTTGGTGTAGATGTCTTTCGTGATGTATTCGTCGTCGTTGTCTGTGGCATAGCCAAAATAACTGTAATCGTCATCAAGCTGCCAGAAGTGGGTGAGCCCGAGATCGGCTGCAATCTTGAAGTTTTGATTGCGAGCGTAGACGACGCTGTTGCGCTTCTTGAGGTTGTCGCCGCTGTCGGTGTTGTCGATGGCCTCTTGCTTGTTGAAAACGATCACGGAGTCGAGGCCGTAGAGCGCCAGGTATTGCTTGATCTGTTTGTCCTCGTCATCGCAGACGAGGTAGATCTCACCGGTGTATCCGTGTTTGCGGAGGGCTTCGTAGGTGTAGACGCAGTTCGCCCTGCCGTGAGTGAGGATGAAAACTGCGAAGCGCCGTTCTTCGGTGGTCATTGGTCGCCGCCCTTCTCGCTGGCGTAGATCTTCCCCATGGCCTGGGAGAGCTTGACGTAACCGCCCGAGATGGCTTTGTCGAAGTCGATGATGACGAGGGCGCTTTCTTCCATGAGCTGCTGCGTGTCTGGGTCTGCGTGGGCGTAGAACTCTGCGATCTGCTCAAAGTCGAAGCGGATGTGCCTGGTGGCCGCCAGCAACAAAAACTCTTTGACCTCTGGCGCCAGGTCGTTGTTTTGGTGGATCTGGGCTGTCAGCTGGGTGTACTTGGCCGGATCGTAGAGGGCTGCTGTAGGTGGGCAGTCGCCGGTGGGTTGGTAGATGGGAGCGTCGATCTTCTTGGTGTATTTGCTGGTGTCGGCATCATCGTCTGGGTCTTTTGGCATGAGGGCTGCGATTTCGTCTTTGCTGAAACCGATCAAGTCCATGCCGAAGCCGAGGCCTTGCAGCTCTGTGAGCTCGAGCGCGAGCATTTGCTCATCCCAGCCTGCGTTCATGGCCAGCTTGTTGTCGGCAATGACGTAGGCGCGTTTCTTGGCATCGCTCCAGCCTTTGGCCACCATGACAGGGACTTCGGTCATCTTTAGGCGTTGGGCTGCGAGGGTGCGACCGTGGCCGGCAATGATGCTGCCGTCCTCATCCACCAGAACAGGGGTGGTCCAGCCCCACTCTTTGATGCTGGCTGCCAGCTGGCTGATCTGTTCGTCGGAGTGGGTGCGGCTGTTGCGTGCGTAGGGCGTGAGTTTGTCGATGCTCCAGCGTTCAACCTTGTCAGCGGGATTGTGGGTTTTTGTGGTCATGCTGCATTGTCCTTCATGTTTTGGATTCGCGCCAGCTTCATGGCATCTTTGAGGTCGAGGCGGAGTTGCTCGTTTGCTGCCTGCTCGTCTTGAAGTCTGATGTAGACCTCGGTGGCGAACTTGGCCAAGGTGTCGTGTTGCCAGGTTGCAAAGTTGGGGGTTTCTCTTTGTTTGGTCATTTGAATCTGCCTGTGGATAACTTTTTTGATGGTTGGCTGGGTTGGTTGGTGTCAGTTCGCGCTGCATCGGTCGGTAACAGGTAACCCCATCTAAAGATGGGGGTTACCGAAAGTTACCGAAAACCGCTGTTTTTGCCCCTGGTAACAATTACGTTTTTTTACGTTACAGTTACCAGTTACCGCAATACTGCCTGTGGATAACTTGTGGATAACTTTGCTCATGGCATTGATTTCCGGATCAGCATTGCGCTGGCCTGAACTTGGTCGATGACGATCCAGCCATGTTCAAAGGCCTCGATGATTTGTGCTGTGAGCAGGTCTGCGATGGGTTTTCCTGGCACGCTTGGCTTGATGTATTGCTTGGCTGAGGCTTCGCTGACGTCCAGCTTTTGCACGAAATAGTCCATGATGGCCGACCGGCTGATATAGGGTAAACCATTACGTTCTTCAGCACCTGATGACCACCAAGCGTTTTCAAAGGTCTTGCGATGGGTGTCCAGCTTGCTGTCTTTTCTGTCGGCTTTGACTGGTGCTGAGGCCTCCACAACCACGGCGCTTGTTACTTGCTGGTCATCCTCATCGCGCCAGCCTAAGATCTCGACTGTGTGAAGTTCCACGAAAACGGTCTCGGCAAGTTCTGCGTCTTTGGACTTGCGCTGGACGATTTGCATGGGCTGGTCGTCTTTGCCTGGGATGATGCTGATCTCGATGTCGAGAGCGCCGCGCCATGCTGATGATCCCCTGGCCCTGTGCTGGGCTTCGTCTGACACGCCGGTGTGGTGCACCAAGATCACTGAGCAGTTGAATTCCATCATAAGGGCGTTGCAGGCATCCAGCATGGTCTTGGCATCTTGGGCTGAGTTCTCATCGCCTTGAAGGAAGCGGTGCAGGGTATCGACCACGATGACGCTGGGGCGCTCTTGGAGAATCCTGACCTGCTCGACCACCTTGAGGTAGCCGGTGGGGGTGTTGAGATCGCAGCCGTCTTTGGAGAGCCACATCTTGAGCTTGCCTGCTTGATGGTGGTGCTTCCAGGCTGCGACCCTGCCACGCAGACCGTGATGGCCTTCGCCTGCGAGATACACCACATTGCCTGGCCTGACCTTGTGGCCTGACCAGTCCTCGATGCCACTGGCCATCCTGAGACACCAGTCCAACACGACAAAGGTCTTGCCGCCGCCGCTGGGCCCATGGACCATGACCAAGGCCTGGGACTGAATCCACTTCTTGACCAGCCAGCTGATGGGGGAGGGCTGGGAGCAGAAGTCATCCGCCGGGATGAGCCAGTCATCATGGGAGGGCATGAGGAGGCTGGCCAAGTCGTGCCCTGCTTGGGCGTAGTCGTTGGCGTCCATGCCCTCGATGGGTGGGATGACGACTTTGGCCCCGTATTTTGCGCTGGCCTGGTCTGCGTAGCGCTGGCCGACGCCGTGTTTGTCATGGTCTGCCACGATAACGATGTCCTGATTTTCACCGTACATCTCGCGCAGGCTGGCTGTGACTGGCACTAAGCTGCTGGCGCTGTAGGCCACGATGCAAGGGCGGCTGGTGGTTTCGTAAATTGTCGCAGCTGTGGCAAAGCCTTCTGCCACATAGAGCGTGCCTGGTTCGTCCATTGTGCCGACCATCCAGAATTTGCCGCCTGATTTTCCGCCTGGGTGGTAGAGCTTGCCACCGTCCTCGTCAATGTATTGCAGGGTGCTGAGTTTGCCCTCTTGATCGTAGAGGGGGACCATCAAGCGCCCGTCCCCGGTGATGCGCACGCCATGGGTCTGGATGCCTTTGCGCTTAAGGTAGGGATGATCGGGGTGAGCTGCGCCGCCACTGAGCCAGATCTTCTCAACTGTCTCGCTGGCGACTTGGTGCTGGCGCTCTTGTGCAGCTTCGCGCAAGACCTTGGACTCATTGATGCGCCTTGCGTGGGCCATCTCTTCAAACTCTGTGAGCTTGCGGCCAACGTCTGCACGCCATGTGACTTCCATGCCCATGCGCCAGCAACCAAACCGGCCTGCTGGGATGCCATCCCCAAAAACCAGATACCAGCCTGGCTTGTCGATGCCTGGCGTTCCCTTGGTTCCTGACTTGAAGCGGTGGATCTTGCCGTCCATCAGGATCTCGTCTGGTGGTTCTAGGCCTGCTGCACGCATTGCATCAATGAGCTGTGCTTCTGGTGGTGCAACCAGTTTCTCTGGTGGTGGTGCCCATGGGCCGCCGAGGACTTTGGAGAGGTCAGCCATTGACTGTTGCCTCCTGCCTGCTCAGGTAATCGCTCAGGGCTTTGACCGTCTCATAGAGGGGTTTGGATTCCTCTTGCATGAAGCGGTAGACCGTGGCCGGATGCACGCCTGCATTTTCAGCCACCCTCTTGAGATTGGCATCTTCCAGCCTTTTCTTGATTTGCTCAACAGTCATCATAATTTGCACCTCTGTAAAAATATTTGCGGGAGTGCTTGAACTATACCCGATTTTGTGTTTACAATGCAAGCACACCACAAACAGATTCCCTGACAGTGGTGCAAACAAGAAGGAGAGCCAATCATGGCGATCAATTTGAAGACGACCGGAGGCTTGACAGCCAATGGTGTGAAGTTGTTGGTTTATGGGCAGGCTGGGGCTGGCAAGACAACGCTGGTCAAGACTTTGCCGAATGTGGTGGTGCTGAGTGCTGAGGGTGGTTTGTTGTCCATTCAGGACGCTGATCTGCCCTACATTGAGATCGCCAGCATGGATGATCTGCGCGAGGCTTATTCCTGGCTGACTTCCAGCGAAGAAGCTGGCGGATTCCAGTCGGTGGCCCTGGACTCGATCAGCGAGATTGCTGAGGTATGCCTGAACACTGAGAAGAAGGCAAACAAAGATCCTCGGGCCGCCTATGGTGCGATGCAGGAGCAGATGGCCGACATCATCCGCGCCTTCCGTGACCTGCCTGGCAAGCATGTTTACATGAGCGCGAAGCTGGAAAAGACGCAGGACGAGATGGGCCGTGTGCTGTATTCGCCCTCTATGCCTGGCAATAAGACTGGCCAGGCTTTGCCTTACTTTTTCGATGAGGTGCTGGCCCTGCGGGTCGAGCGCGACGCTGAGGGCGTGACGCAACGAGCCCTGATGTGCGACTCGGATGGCCTGTGGCTGGCCAAGGATCGCTCGGGCAAGCTGTCAGGCTGGGAAGCCCCAGACCTGGGCGCGATCATTGCCAAGATCGGGGGCAAAGCATGATGCAGCCCGACTTGAAAGAACTGTCGCGCCAGTGGATGGTGCACAAGGCTGACGAGGAAAAGGCAACCGGCGAGCGCCGCAAGATCGAGGACCAGATTGTCAAGCTGTTGGCTGTGGCCGAGAACTTCGAGGGCACTGAGACTGCGGAGCCAGAGGGCTTTGTGGTGAAGATCTCTGGCCGCATTGATCGCAAGGTCGATGGCGACAAGGTGCAGGAGCTGGCCGCCGAGTTTGGTTTGACAGACCACTTGGCCAAGCTGTTCCGCTGGAAGCCCGAACTGAACATGGCGATCTGGAAGGCAACAGACGCGACGATTACTGGGCCTTTGGCCGGTGCAATTACGGCCAAGCCTGGCCGCCCATCTTTCAAAATCATCCCCAAGGAGTAAATATCATGGCATTTCTCAACGAAGCATTTGACGTCAACGAACTGCCCCAGGGCACTGGTGGAAACTTTGACCCGCTGCCAGCTGGTTGGTACACGGTGACGATCACGCAGGCTGAGCTGAAGGACACCAAGGCAGGCAATGGCCAGTACATCAAGCTGCGCTACGACGTGACGGGCCCGACCCATCAAGGCCGTGTGGTGTTTGGCAACCTGAACATCAAAAACCCGAACCAGAAGGCCGAGGAGATTGGCCGCCAGCAGCTGGGGGACATCATGCGTGCGATCGGCTTGGCCAAGGTCACGGACACCGACCAGTTGATTGGCAACAGTCTGTCGATCAAGCTGGATGTGAAGAACGACGCGCAGTACGGCGCCAGCAACGAGGTGAAGGGCTTCAAGTCTATGTCTGGAAGTGCTGCACCAGCTGCCGCTGCTGTGCCGCCTTTTGTGAAGCAGGCTGAGGCTGCTCAGGCTGCCACCGCCAAGGCCGCGCCGCCTTGGGCTAAGAAGTAAGCGAAAAAAATGCCCAGGCTGTTGAGGGCCTGGGCAAATTCTCAAAGGAGAAACAATATGAAGATTCCCGAGTCAGAGCATACCATCCAGGCCTTGATTGACAAAGCGCATGAGGCCAAGAAGGAGGAGCCGCGCCCTCACATGGGAGCCAGTGGCCTGGGCCACCCTTGCGACCGTTGGCTGTGGTTATCGTTCCGCTGGGCGGTGCAGCCGTCTTTTCCTGGCCGGATCCTGCGATTGTTCCGCCGTGGACAGAATGAGGAGGCCACGATCATCAGCGACCTGCGTGCAATCGGCATGGATGTGCGCAAGGTGTCGAGCCAGCACCGTGTTGACTTTGGCAGCCATGTGTCGGGAAGCCTTGACGCGATCATCGACTCTGGCGTGCCTGAAGCGCCGAAGACCAAGCACGTGGCCGAGTTCAAGACGCACAGCAAGAAGTCGTTTGATGCTCTGGTGAAGGATGGCGTGGAGAAGTCAAAGCCCGAGCATTTTGTGCAGATGCAGGTCTACATGGCCGGGACTGGCCTGGACCGTGCGCTGTATCTGGCCGTGTGCAAGGACGATGACCGGATTCACACCGAGCGTGTGAAGTTCGACAAGGATGTGGCGCTGCCTGCCATTGCGCGTGGCCAGCGCATTGCCCTGAGTGACCGGATGCCGGAGCCGTTGAGCGCTGATCCGAGCTGGTATCAGTGCAAGTTCTGTGATGGCCACGACCAGTGCTTTGGGAGCAAGACGACCAAGCATGTGAACTGCCGAACCTGCGCGATGGCGACCCCGTTGTCGGACTCGACCTGGCACTGCGCCAAGTGGGATGATGTGATTCCGGTGGATGCCCAGCGTACAGGCTGCGAGGGCCATGTCCTGCACCCTGACCTGGTGCCGTGGCAGCGCAAGGATGGGCCGGACGAGTTCACCGCCGTGTATGAGATCAATGGCACGACTGTGGCCAATGGCGATCCTGAGATCGAGGGCGTGTTCAGTTCGCGTGAGCTGCTGGCCAATGCTGCCGCCTGCGCTGATAAGGGCTGGACGCAACTGCACGACATGCGCAAGCAATTTGGTGGAAGGGTGGTGGGTTGATGCTGCGTGAATACCAACAGCGCACCATCGACCAGCTGTATGCCTGGTTCGAGGCCGGTGGCCTGGGCAATCCCTGCCTGGTGCTGCCGACTGGATCTGGCAAGAGCCACATTGTGGCCGCGCTGTGCAAGGACGCCTTGCAGAACTGGCCTGAAACCCGTGTGCTGATGCTGACCCATGTCAAGGAGCTGATCGAGCAGAACGCTGAGAAGATGCGCCAGCACTGGCCTGGTGCGCCGATGGGGATCTACAGCGCCAGTATTGGCCGCAAGGACTTGGGAGAGCCGATCACGTTTGCTGGGATTCAGTCGGTGCGGAGCAAGGCGCGAGAGCTGGGGCATATTGACCTGGTGATCATTGACGAGTGCCACCTGGTCAACCACAAAGATGGGGGCGGTTATCGCAAGCTGCTGGCCGAGCTGAAAGCGATCAACCCGAGCCTGCGCGTGATTGGCCTGACGGCCACGCCGTACCGCTTGGGGCATGGCCTGATAACCGACAAGCCTGCGATGTTTGATGACCTGCTGACGCCTGTGAGCATCGAGGAGCTGGTGTTCAAGGGGTATCTGTCCACGCTGCGCTCGAAGATCACCAAGGCCAAGCTGGATGTCACTGGTGTGAAGAAGCGCGGAGGTGAGTTCATCGAATCCGAGCTGCAAGCTGCTGTGGACACGGACGACCAAAACCACGCTGTCGTGCGCGAGGTGATGGCCCTGGCCGGTGAGCGCAAGGCGTGGTTGTTCTTTTGCGCCGGTGTGCAGCACGCGCAGCACGTGGCCGAAGCCCTGCGCCAGCAGGGGGTGGCTGCTGAGTGTGTGACTGGTGAAACACCGAAGAAGGAGCGCGAGCGCATCCTGACCGACTTCAAGGCTGGGCGACTGCGTGCGCTGACGAACGCGAATGTGCTGACCACCGGGTTTGATTACCCCGATATCGACCTGGTGGCCATGCTGCGCCCTACGATGAGCGCCAGCCTTTATGTGCAGATGGCTGGCCGTGGCATGAGGGTCAAGAGCCACACCGATCACTGCCTGGTGCTGGACTTTGCTGGCGTGGTGGAGACCCATGGCCCGATCACGAATGTGCAGCCGCCGAAGAAGTCGAGCAGCGATGGTGAGGGCGAAGCACCGGTGAAGGTGTGCGACCACTGTGGGGAGCTGGTGCACATCTCGATGATGACTTGCCCGTCGTGCGGTGAGCAGTTTCCTGAGCCTGTGAAGAAGGCGATGGTGTTGCGAAATGACGACATCATGGGGCTGGAAGGCAAGGAGCTGGAGGTGAGCAGCTGGGCCTGGCGTGAGCATACGAGCCGAGCGTCTGGCATCAAAATGCTGGCGGTGACGTACTACGGGGGGCTGAGTGACCCGCCGATCACTGAATACTTGCCGATCATGCACGAAGGTTACGCTGGCCAGAGGGCGATGGGCCTGCTGCTGAGTATTGCAAACAGCGCAAGCATTGTGCCGGGTGGCTTGAATGTGCAGACCATGATCGAGATGGTGCAGAACATGAACAACGCCACGCCGCCGAAGCTGATTGAATATCGCAAGGACGGGAAATTTTTTAGAGTGATGAAAAGGAGTTGGGAATGATTGATGAACTGGTGAAGGCGCAGAAGCTGCGCGTGTGTGATCTGTGCAAGGTGGCCAAGGAGCCGAGGGGCGGTGTCGAGCTGCGTGCGAAGTGGCACTGTGCCCGGTGCTGGGTGAAGGCAATGCAAAGGGGGCTGAAATGAGCAGGCCACCCGAACCCGAGTTCCTGGTCCAGTGGCGCGAGTGGGATCGCGCTGGGCCACCGCGCTGCTGCCACACGTGCGAGAACTATGGCAACGATGGGATGTGTGTGGAGTTCTTCATGAAGCCGCCAGCAGAGTTTGCCGAGGCTGTGGGCGAATGCCCGAAGTGGATGCTGGAGATCCCGTTTTGACCGCCGAGCGCATACCCACCGAGCATGAGGAGCAGCGCGAGGTGGTGCGCTGGTTTCGCCAGACTTACAAAGGGGTGCGGATCTTTGCCATCCCGAACGGTGGAGCGCGAAGCCCTGCCACCGCTGGCCGCCTGAAAGCCGAGGGCGTTTCCTCTGGTGTGCCTGATCTGTTTGTGCCTGCTTGGGGGCTGTGGGTGGAGATGAAGCGCACGAAGGGTGGCGCGGTCAGTGCCGAGCAAAAGGACTGGATCAAATACCTCGAAGAAGTGGGTTATTGTGTTAAAGTGTGCAAAGGTGCTGAAACTGCAAAAGGGCAGATTCAGGCCTTTGTAACCATCAAAAATTTGGAGTAAAAAATGAGCACACGCATTTACCTGGTCACGGATGTGGAGACCAACAAGCACCGCCTGATTCGCGCAAGCAACCAGGCCCAAGCCATCAAGTACGCCGCCCAGACCCGTTTCGACATTGAGGTGGCTGGCCAGGATGATCTGGTGAGCCTGCTGACTGGTGGCACGGCTATCGAGCTGGCCGGAGCTGGCGCGACGATGGACATGTTTGAGGAGACGATCGCCAACGCCGGGGGGACTGACTGATGCCGACCGACAAGATCAAAGACCGCTACATGACGTTGCGGCTACCTGCGGATGTGGAGATCGAGCTGCGGAAGATGGCCGAGGAGAACACCCGCACGCTGGCCGCGCAGATCCTGCACTGCATCAAGCTGGAACTGGCACGCCAGTCTGAGAAGGTGAAAGCATGACGAACTACGAACGCACTGAGGCCTGGTTGAAGGCCTGCGGCAAAGAGCCTGACACCGAGAATCTGTCTGTGCAGATCGGCTGCCACCTGGAGGAGTTCTGCGAGTTCTTGGGGGCGCTGCGAAGCGACTCTGAGGGCTACGGCAAGCTGTTGGAGCGCACGCGCACGGATCTGGAATGGTTCGCTGGCAAGCTGAAGCGCCGAGAGCAGTTTGTTTACATCCCGGTGCACTTGCGCACCGATGCGCTGGACGCGCTGTGCGATACCGAGGTCACTGGCAATGGTGTGGCTTATATGGCAGGCATGGACAAGCCTGGGGCCGATCGTGCTGTGCTGGACTCCAACGACGCCAAGCTGGTCGATGGCAAGCCTGTGATTCTCGAAGGCGGGAAGATCGGCAAGCCAGAGGGCTGGAAAGCGCCAGACATTCGGGGGTTTGTGTGAGGAAGGCCGGGAAGAAAAGCCCGGCCCAAAGGCCGAAGCGCTACACGATTCTCGACGAGATGATGGCCAGCCCGACCGAGCCGCTGCCACTGGCCTGGAAAACGTACCAGCTCACCAGGATGTACGAGGGTCTGGCCGCTATGGAAAAAGCGCCAAGCCCTACCACGGACGACTGGCGGGTGGTGTCGGATGCGGTCAACCTGATGGAGACCCTGATCGAGACCATGCAAGTGTGCGAGGACAGTTCTGGCCTGCTGATGGACGCCATCACCGCTATGGCCCATGCTGGCCGCCGCAACACTGCCGGTGGCGCGATCCGGCTGGATGGTGCTGGCATCCAGGCCGTGCGTGCTGTGCTGGAGGACTACGCCGCTCTGCTGGATGTGCTGCCTGCAAGGGCCATGATTCGCTGCCACCGCCTGACTGAGAAGCGCCTGCATGAGCTGCTGGATGGGAAGCGCAAACCGCATGATGTGGAGATCACTGCGATATAAGGGTTTGTCCCATGTTTGAGATTGTGGGAAATAGTGTGGTAAGATGTGGGCATCGCAACAACCAAACCGGAGTAACCGACATGGCAAATGACTACAACGACATGACAGAAACCTATATCGGCACAGGCCGTAAGGACAGCAAAGGCCGAGAAGTTGGCTGGGTTGTCGGCCTGAACAACAACGGCACAACCTTTGCCGCTTGGGTGCAAAACGCACGCAAAGTTAACGGCGAATGGAAAGAGTTTGGCGTGCAGCAACGCAGCAGATCTTTCCCATCTCAGGCCACAGCAACTGCCTGGGCTTATGCAACCGCCCAAGTTCGCCGCCACAAATTTCTGACAGCTTAATCAACCGGGGCCACTGGCCCCACCTTTCAGGAGAATGACATGAAGAATTACACAACACCCCGTAACTTTGCAGACTGCACCTGGGTGCAGGGATATGGCCGCACAGAGCCGCTTTGGGAGCGAGTGGCTGGTTATGCCCTGGCTTTCGCAATTGGTGTCGGCATGGCCGCTTGCCTGTTCTTTGGATTGTCAGCATGAGCTGCATGAACACCCAAATGATGAACAGCCGCCAAGATGATGAGGACAGAGCCGAGAGCCTGGCCTTTGCAATCGAGGCGCGAGCTGCTGAACTGCTGACGCATGGCGAGGCGTGCGACCCGTTTGATGGGGTGAACATCTGCGAAGCGCTGGACGAGTCGAGCGCGAATGAGAAGATCGTCTTGGGCAAGGTGCTGTCTGAGCGCAAGTTCGATCAAGTGGGCATCCTGGTGATGAGTATCAGCCAGGCTTATTGGGCAAAGATGGCCGACGAGATGGCCGAGAGGGAGTTGACATGATCCGTGAAATGTACAGCTGGGTGCAGAATTTATATGCGCCACCAAGCGCCGAGACACTTGCGCTGCGTGAGCTTGAAGAATCACGCCGTGAACTGTTGAAGTCTCAGGCGCATCAAGAATACACCGCCAAGATGGTTGAGTACCACCAAGGAAAGATTACTCGCTTGAGCAAGTTTCTTAAAGCGTCCATGAAAGAACAAGACAAGGAGCAAGCATGATCTGCAATGAATGTGAAAACGTAGCGCACTGCACAAAACATGGCTGTGTGCCGAAGCAGCCAGCACCTGTGCAGGAGCCTTACGCATGGCATTACAAAAATGCTGCTGGTGTTTCTGCTTGGCATTTCGGGCCATCAAGAATGTTTGATGCTGATTTGGAAGCCTCAAAAATGTGGCCGAGAACACATCAATTGATCCCTGTTTACACAGAAAACAGACGTTCAATCTCGGACTGTGAAGAACTAGCGGCACTTGGCTGGCAAGCCATTACTTGTCCAAGCTGTGGAAATGTTGGAGCAAGAGGCTATCCAAGAAACGCCGCCCCACCCGCACAGCCAGCCGTGCCCGATGCGTTTGGAACGCGAGAGGGTGAGCACCCCGAGTACATCCAAGGCTGGAACGATTGCAGGGCAGAGATGTTGAGCATGAGAAAGCGAGTGAAACCATGAACTGCTGCGACGAGTTTGGGAATTGCAGGCAGGGCCCGAACTGCCCTGTGCGTGTGGCCAAGATCGGGAAGAAGCTGCACGGGCCTGAGCTGTTGCCGCAGTCTGTGTGGCGGTACATGCTCAGGCGTGTGGCCTGGTGGTTTGTGGTGGGCATCTTGGGGATGCTCTGGCTGGCCTTCTTGGTGGCTTGCGCCGCCGTTTATGCGTAAGGCCTGGTGCCAGCCTTGTCGATGATCAAAGCCTGCCTGCGGGGGCTGGTGTCCACGCTGTTCGGCACGCTGATGTGAGTCCAGCGATCAAACTCGCGGATGACCTGATCGTAGCCAATGCCACTGGCGACGATGGCCTTGACCACTTGGTCTGGTGTCATACCTGGCACACGGAAGTCGGCAGCGCAGCCGATGCGGTGCTGGCTTGTGTCCCTGCTGCCCACTGCGTCGTTGACCTTCTTTGTGCGCAGGCCTGACGAGATCATGATGGGCTTGCCGTTCAGCACGACTTTGACCTGCTCCAAGAAGTCTGCAAGCCTGGTGAGGTTGGCCAGCTCCTGATCGTTTGGGCTGTTGTCCCAGCCGTTGCGCTCTGCGGTCTCGCTGGCTGTCAGCTCTTCCAGGTTGAAATGGGGTGTTAAGTTCATTTTGCTGCCTTTGAAAGAATGTCAGTCTTGGCCTGAGAGCCAGCAGAGCTGCCAAAATAATAGGCGATGATGCCGGTCCACGCCGTGCCCAAACTGCCCAGCATCATGAGGATGGCTGGATTGCTGCTGTCGATCTGGTTGAAGAACATCATCACCATGATGCCGAAGAAGCCGATGGTCACAGCGCCAGCCAATATGGGGGGCATCATTGACCTGGTGGCTGCCTGCATATCCCTGGCTGACTTGCGGTCCTCGACTGCTAGCTTTTCAAAATTCAGGCCCAGCTCCTGCGCTTGCTTTTGCAACTCGATCTCGGCCAGCTTGACCTGGGCGATCTGATCTGCTGATAGCTTGTTGTTGACGATCAGGTCTTCAACCTTTGCTTCGTCCACGCCAATGGCTTTGGAGATGGCCGAGACAGCCATGCCTGCCAGTGGGCCACCCATTGCGGTGGCGATTGTCGGTGCGATTTGTTTGAGCCAATCCATATCAATTTCCCCTTTTAGTGAGCATTGCGCTGGCGATCTCCAGCATAAATTTTACCTGTTGAATGTCCTGGGGCTGCTCTGCCCAGCCGACTGTGATCTGGCCAACAAAACGATGGCTGTCTGGTGGGACGCTGACCCGGCAGGTGTAGGTGACGCCCTTCTCCAAGTACCAAAGCCCGACCTCGGACTGCGCGTAGCGGTAATCACTGCACGGGATCTCGTTGGTCATCAGGCGCACCACATCCGAGTTGTTGGCTGTGTTCTGACTGAACAGGCCGACGTCGATGTCCTCGATGGCTTTGTCCCTGCCGTCCTTGGTGTAGGCCCGGTACAACACTCGGCTGTTGAACAGCGGGTTGACCTTGAAGATCGCTACCACCGTTGCATTGGTCTTTTTGAGCAGCATCGAACTAGCGTCATCTGCCCGTGAGGTATTGATCTCTGGCAGCTTCTTGGACTCCTTGTAGGCATCCATCATGAAGGATTGGTTTTGCCAAAGGAAGTACCCGGCAAAGGCCACCACGCCCATGATGAGGATGGCAAACAGCTTGAACGGCGAGTCCACATACCCGAGCACCTTGTCCAGGGTGGAGTTGGCGTTCAGCTTCTCTTCGCTCATCTCAGGTGCAACATGTACAAGACGATGCCGTAGATCAGCAGTGCGGCCAAGACCAGTGAGGCCATGCCAAGGGCAATGTATTCAACAAGTTGGGCAAGGGCTTCTTTGCGCCGAAGTGCTTCGCGTTCTGCCGCCTCTTTGGCTTCTCTGCGCTGCCTGGCTGCCTGGGCCTGGAACTTGAGCCAGTCGGTCCACATGCCTGGTCTGCCTGCGTAGACCATGCGCTCGCGCAGATCTTCTTCTTGCTGCCTGAGCTGCTCCAGCGCCATGAACTCGGTTAAGTCAGAGCCGCCACCCTTCTTGGTGGCGTTCTCTTGAATCTTGGCTTTGTTGTCGAAGTAGTCGAAAACCCGTGATCCGAGTTGGTGCAGTTCTTTGCCGTTGGCAAGTGCTGCCTTGATGACAGAAAACGCTGCGTTTGCCGCTGCGATCTCAGCCAGCATTGCTTATGCCTTCACATGACCGGCAATCCACGCGACGACAGCGCCGACCGATGACGCGATGGTCATGCCCATCCAGAAGCCGCCGCGACCTTTGTTGGCCAGCGCAAGCAGCTCCTCGACGTTGCGTTCCATCTTGTCCACCTTCTTGTCCATGTCCTGGACTTTCTGCCAAAGCACGCCGTACTTGACCAAATCGATCTCGTTCCCATCCGCCATGATGTCGGCCTCCAACACTTAGATGCCTTGGCCGGGCGTAACGTAGACGGTGGTTCCGGCGGAAGCAAATCCGCTAAAAAAAGTGTCCTTGTTGAATCGGATGATCTCGACTGCTCCAGGCAACAGTGGGATAGCCTCTGATGGGCTGCCACCGACTGGAGCAACGGCATTGGCTGTGGCCTCGGCTGCGGTTGCTCCTGTGCCAATAAAAACTGTGTTGACACCACCATTGACAAAGCGATATTGGCCTGCGCTTTGCGGGTCAAACTTTGTGAAAACTGGGGCTTGGATGCCTGCTGGAGCTGTTGCAGCTGCTGCGACAGCAATGGTGTTGCCGAGTGGTGTGAAAGAAATTTGCGAGTTAGTGGCCATGATGACTCCTTAAGGAAGAATTCGTTTATTTTTGCGTCGAGTATAAATACAACGACCGATTTGAAGGGAAAAATCCCATCCTAAATTGTTGCCTGCATCCACATTGTTGTTGGTGGTGTAAGCGTTCCAAGTTGCTCCGCCAATGGCGCTGATGTCTTTGATGGTTAAATTGTTGGCGTTGACGGTTCCGCCAGATTGCGACAATATTGCTTGCACGCCAGCAGATGTTGATTGCAAAAACTTTTGATTCGAGCTACTAGTGGCAAACGCCCCCACTGTGCTGGTCACACCCGCTTTGAGTTGCACAGTGCCATCGGTAAGCGTAAAAGTTCTGCTCGATCCTTGTGTCAGCGCATCTTGAAACGCAAACGTGCCCCCGATGCCGTTACAAAGAATTGGCGTATCGACTGTAATTCCGTTTGTTGTGATCTGTTGGACACCGGATGTCCCAGCCAGTCGAAAATTAGCGGTTCCACTAATGGTCATTCCAGAATCAAAAGTCAGGTTGCCATAAATAAACCTACCAACAGCAGACGCTATGGATGCACCTTTGTACCCGGTGTAATTCAGATTAAGGAAGTGCCCGCCAACATCAACAATATCGGTTCCTGCTGTGATGTTTACTGTTACGGCTGTAGCTGACGAGCCGCCAGCAGTATTGCCAGCACGTATTATCCGCGTTCCTACCGAGCCAGAATAAGTGCAATTGAATGTTGGCGTTCCAGAATACACAAACCCAGTTATTGTATTCATACCTAATACGCCAGCAAAACTATTACCGGTTACTGTGATATTACCAGTGCCAAAATTTATGGTTCGGACGTTTGTGTTACTTGATGCAAATCGACCAACAGTAAGAGTATTGTTGTTAAGTGTTAATGTGCCTGATGTAAGCGTAAAGTTGTTTGACTGAACAGCGAGTGTTGCGTTGCCACTTAGGCTTAATGTTATGTCAGACTTGTCAACAGTTGTAGCGCCAGTGGCCGCTGTTGAAGCAATGGTAACCGTAGCCGCCGTGCCAGAGTTAGCGTCAAAAAACACTACATCTGCGGTTGTGGGCGCAGAAACACCGCCAGCGCCGCCCGATGTAGCCGCCCAGTTGGTAGTGGAACTTGCGTCCCAAGTTCCAGAGCCACCCACCCAAAATCTGTTTGCCATAATTGTTCCTTAGAAGTACGCAACTTCTTTCCAGCGGTCATCTCTGGAGCTGTAGGTTAACCACAATTCGTCTGTGTCAGTCACGACTCTAGTTGCCGCATTGAGGTCTATTCCTTTGTTGTTAGTACCGTTTGCAGTACCACTTATATATGTGATAGTTTCACCTGCTTTGGCGTAAATACGAACAATTTGACCGGGGGGAAAGTTATTAAGAAAGTTGATACGGGTTACGCTATCCAATGGCGCGGTATCTGACTGTGCCTCAATTTGAACTAAATTTGAAACAATTTCAGGCACGGTTCCTGTGCTTATTACCAATACGCTGGGAACGTTATTGGGGATTAACGCAAAATCAAAAGGAGTTCCCCCTGTTCCAAGATACTCAACACCGTCAATAAAATACCGCGATGTTTGGGACTGACAAGTCACAAGTTTTGTTGATCCGGTTGTTGACGCAGTGGCAAAGTCTCCTTGGAAATCAAGAACGGACGCAGGGACCGTAAAAGAAACTGCCTGTGGAACGCCATAAGTGCCGGAAAAAATTCTCGGTGTGTATACGCGATGAGATACAGTGTTCCCCGAAAACAAAATGCTGTTTGTTAATGACGAAAAATATGGATGGTCAAATGTATATCTATTTCCAGCAGCAAAAATACCACCCGTTGGCGTTGCACTGGCAACTCTTGGTGAACCACCAGACGTTACAGAATTTGCATACTGTTGATCTTCAACATCAATAATGTCAAAAATTGCGCCATTGACAACAATATATATCTGATGGTTAGTAATTCGAACTGCGCTGTTCCATGCACAACCAAGTGCTTGAAAGTTCATCGCATATAATTGTTGGGGGGAGTTGGTTTGCCCAGGCGCTCCTACAACAAGGGCGTTACCGCCGCACTCAAGGGCACGGACATTAAACAAAGACCAGTGAAATGGTGCGCCGCCTATATTTGTTGCTCCACTGGTTGTTCCATCGTCAAACACATACCCGTGCCGCTTGGAGTCTTGCACGGTTACTTGATGGTACTCACTGAGTTCACAACCATACCGAGAATTCAGACCGTCCGTGGGCTGTTGAAAAATGTAGACATCTTCAAGCCACTGGCGCGAAAGAACTACCGCAGCACCAGCAGGCGTGTCGTCCCCGCCCATGAGAATTCCGTGGCCCGTGGTCGTAGTGGCTGCGTATCTGGTTGGCGTTGACCTAAAAGCAACGCCGATAATTTTTGGGCTACGTTGTTTGATTTGCAAAACGGGACCGCTGGTGTGCGATCCCAGAATTACAGTTTTGCTTGTGTGCCCACCATCACCATTTAGAGTTTGGTTTCCTCTGTTAAAGATTAAAGGACTGCTGGTCAAATAATTGCCAGAAGGCATGTACACGCTGACCGATGCGTCAATGGCTGCCTGAATCGCAGCAGTGTCATCCGTTACCCCATCACCAACAGCGCCAAAGTCTTTGACGTTGACTGGATCAGAATCAATTACCAATAGGTCATCATATAAAACGCTACCATTCCTGTTTGTTACTTTGATGGAATAGCTGGGAGTTGTATAGATCTGACCTATTGAAGTTCCGTTGAGTGGATAGCCTCCGCGAGTCCTAATTGGCTGCGTGGCTGGCTGTGTAAATGCTTGATCCCAATAGGCTTGTTTCTGGTTTGTCACTGGGTCAAGATTTGACTGGCCAATCCAAACGTAGCCAGCCTCGAGGGGCTGGCCATCAATGTCGTTGAAGATCGGGAAGGCTGTAGAGATTGCAGTCATTTTTAACTCCTGTTCCGATTATGGTGCGATCAGGCCAAGATTGACTAACGCCTGATGCACAGCGGCAATTGTTACCGGAACGCCAGTTTGACGGGCTGTAGCGGCGGCATTGTAGAACCCCAAAAGGTTTGTGCCTGTGCCAATGTTGACGGTGCCTGTTGATTTGGCAATGACAGCCACACCTGCTGTTGCATCGCCTTCAGCGGTGTACGCGACCAATTGCCCAGTTACGTTGCCTGCGGTAACTGGGTAATTGACGTTTGCCTGCGTAATAACTTGCCGGGTTGGTTCAAAAATAACGCCGCCAGGTGTGCCGTTAACGATGGTGGCCGCACCACCAGCGTATGGGTTGAGCAAAGGAACCGAGCTAAACCGAACGATGTTGGTGGCGGTGACATTGATAGCGCCGTTACCTGCGCTGCCTCGGCTGTACGATTCAAAAATGCCGCTGCCAATCCATAGAGTGTTGAAGGTGCCGTCAACGCGCACAGCGTGGGTTTCCGACAAGACGGAATAGACGTTGCTGACTTGCACCAAGTGGTTGCTGCCGGACGAGATGTCGATGACGGCAGAACCAGGCAATGCAGTTGCTGGGGAGGTGGGGGGCCACGCTTGACCCAAGTGGAACAAGTTGGAGATCTGCAAGTGAGCGTTGCTGCTGGAGTCCACAACAATAGCCCGACCGCAGAAGTCGGAGTAAAAACTGTCGATCATGATCACTTTGGCCGAGCCACCGTAGGTGCTGACAGTGACAAACAGACTAACGGCTACCGCAAACGTAAAAATGCGGTCCATCCAAAGCCCATCAACGCGGAACAAAGTGATTTCAACGCAGTTGGCTTGCTGCCATTGCAAAACCGAATCAGCTTCGCTCCAGTACGTCCAAGCATGAAGTCCGTCAAATTTGCCGATGTCGTAGATCCGGTCAAAAAAGAACCCACGGTAAAAGAACTGACCGGTAATGTTTTCATACTGAGGACGAACCGCAAAATCGGTTAGAACGCCGCGATAGACGTTGTGGAAATGCACCCGGTTCAGGTACAAAGTGCCCACGGTGCTTTCGTTGCGGATAACCCAGTCGCGGACCGCAGGAGTCCAACCCGGCCCTGGTGTTGAGTGGCCTTCTTGAAAAATCGCAATGTCAAACAGACCCGACGATTTCCCAAGGTTTCCGGTAAAACTGACCAACGCGCCTGTGGTCGAGGCGTGGATCAACCAAGTGCCCTTTTCCGGCTTAGTGATGGGGCGTGCGTTGTCAAAATCAAAAAAGCCTTGACCAACAAAACGAACTGACCCGGTAACAAACAGAGTTCCGACAACTCGGTAGCTCTTTGCGCCAAAGTGCAGTTCTATTTGTTCGCTGTTCTGCGCCTGAACGTAATCGATGGCGGTTTGGATTGCAGCGGTGTCATCTGTAACTCCGTCACCAACAGCGCCAAAATCGTCCACGTTGACGATCTGGCGCATTTTGTCTTGAGCTGAAATGGGGTCAGCACCAGTGCCTGCTTGAGTAAACCCGATCCAATCAGAACCGGTGTTCCCAGCAAGGCTTTGAACTGTACCGACTTGTCCTTTGAAGCCTGTGAAGGCTACACCGGAGGCTTGTGCGCCGATGCCGGTAGCCTCTGGGAAATTGTAGACCATCGTCCCCTTGCTGTCCTGTACCAAGATGCTGAAATCAACGCCATCGACGTAGACCTGGGCTGGAGTTCCAGAGTTTGAGATGTAGCCATTGATCGTGCGCAGTGGCTGTGCTGCTTGGATGGTCAAGGCTTCGTCAAAATACACCACGACAGGATTTATCTGGGGGTTTAGATTCGGTTGGCCAATCCAGACGTAACCATTGTCCAGTGGCTGCCCGTCACGGTCTTGAAAGACCGGGAAGGGGACTTGAATCGAGAGTGCGGACATTATTGGTTCTCCTTGGATTTGTTCAGGTTTAGATCTTGGGCGTGACCG